TCTATGTAAAATTGGTCTGTGAATACAGGTTTATCAGTCATATTATCACCAAAAATTAAAAAGATACTTCGGAGTCAATCCTGCATTTACTCCGCCGTGCCATAATCGTCTTGAACTCCACTTGTAGGTGGCTCCTTGGGTTTCATTATAAAAACATTTATCATCAACGATTACCACGTGTCCAAATGCCGGTTGACTGATATGACAATGAAATCTAATCTTATCAGGTTCTTGCATAAACTGAGCTTCATTATCATGCACATCCCAATGTAGTGGAGCCATTCTTCCTTGATTTATTCTACTGATCCACGCAGTGTTCCATTCAGTGACTCCAACAAAGTCGGCAAACTTTTTAACTATGTCTTCAGAAAAGTTAACTCCTGGTAAAAACATATCCCATTCTACAGTGCCACCATCTTTAAATAATTTATATCCGGCATTGTCCCAGCGGTCAATCACAGTATCTAAACCTGGAATTTCATCTCCCCGTTTATGACTCGGTCCTACATAGGCAGGCGTCTGATCTTTTATGGAGTCAATAACTGCATTCCAGTCGATGATATCTCCTAGAATTTTTCCGCAATTCCCAATGTACTCTATAGTCATAATTTGTAACCTAAAAAATGAAATAGATAATAGGGCTTCCAGCCGATATTAATTCCCGAATGCCAGTCTTTTCTATCGCTCCACTGATAGACATTATGTTGTGGTTCATTGTAAAAACAATGTTCATCTAAAATTAATATATGCCCAGGTTCCGGTTGCTGTATAAAACAAACATATCTAACCAGCTCTCCTAATTCTTGCCACTCTAATTCAAAATCTTCTATGTCCCAGTGATACGGTACCATTTTTCCAGGATAAACTTCGCTGATGAAAACTCTTAACGGTGCGGCATTTACTAGTGAAGAAAATTTATCTTGAATAGAAATATCAAAATGTTGTCCGGGATAATAGTCATACCATTCGATATCTTCTAACCTATATTTTGCATTTTTCCATATGCTCATCAAATCATAATAGGAACCAGCTAACTTTTTTTGTGCATTTTCATCTAAGGGATTTTTAAATTCTATATTACTGTATCCAGATTGAAGGTCATTATCAACTCGGTCTATGACTGTTGATACACTATTATGATCGGCAGTATCTTTCTGTGATTGACAGGCCGTAATGATTTCACTCCAATTGATAATTTCATTGGTGCTTCCTATAAATTTATGTAGATTCCGGCTACTCATTAAATATCTCTTTGTAAATATAATCCATCGATTGTCTGCCCCACCTAACGTGTTCTTGCATTGACCTCTTAAACATAATTTCTAAGTTGTATTTGTTGTTAACAATTGCTCCGGTTTCAGCTAATCTAAATTTTGCCGACTCATGTATGATACCATCCATGTATTCTGTGTCAATAAAAGGATTGTTAACTGGCACACAACCATACCAATCAATTGTTTGCATTTGTCCATCTTTGATAAAATGACAATGCGGGTACATTGTTAATTTATAAGTCTCTTCCTTATATAAATCTGTCATTATATGACAAATTTGTGCTTGCCAATCACTACAGTAATTATCTAAATTTCTACCGCTGTAAATAATTTCATTACAGGTTTCTCCCTGCCATTCAAAAAAAACTTGTTTGCTACGATAATCAATATCTATAATTGTAGGAGTATATGGTTTATCTTTAAACTTTAGTAAATGATAAATCTCATTTTCAAAGAACCAGTCAGTAACTGCCGGTGTATATAATGTTCTGTCAGGATCATCTTGTCTTTGATAGTTGTTTGCCCAATCATAGTTAGCACAAAACACAGTTCGTTCTGGGTTAAGTAACGGCTCGTAGGTTTGCTGAGACATGCATCTAGTGCCATCCTCGTCTAGTTTTAAAAAAGGAATCCAGTTATTGATCGAAGTCACGGACTTTGTATCCTACACGCGGTTGGTCGCTGAAGAAACAACTAGCAATCCATTTGGTACCTTTGGTAATTAACCGGCTTTCGTGTATGGTATTCCAGTTTGTTGCTTCGTCGTATCCTTGTTCAAAGTACAAGAACGACCCTGCCTTTGGTTGTATTTCTACATTTAATTTTGGAAAATAGGTTTGTCCTCCTACAAAATCATCATTTAAAAAGAATATACCAGTACCTACTCGATCGCCACCATATCTATAATAATTTATTTGTTTTGGATCATATGGGTAATCGTGATGTAAGTCTAGATACTGCCCCTCAACATAGTTATAGATATCTATAGCTTCAATATGACTATAAGGAATTTTAGCAGAATTTACGATTGCTGTGGCTAAAATATCATAATGATAAGGGTCTACTCCTAGACTGATTCCTCTGTTTTCAACCAGTTCTGTTACTTGAGCATACGATTCTTGTCTACTTTGCTTTCCAGAATTAGGATTCATCCCGTTCCTAGAATGTCTGTCGATTATACTATTACATACTTCCATAGTCAATAGATTATCAAAAACACTTATACGTGGAACGTCTAAATGTTTGTGTTCAACCACCGAGGAAAGTATGCTGACATTAACAGCCTTGCTGGCACCGTCTACTTCTATTCTTTCAAACGATACCTGTTGAAGTTCAAACAGTACCTGAGGGTCTGCGTTTATGTCCCATTTTTCTACTAGAATAGAGGAGCCGTCCTTGTCAGACAAGATGAACCCATAATCTTTAGCATCGTTGAACCATTTAACTATTCCATGTTCTATCATATATGTTTATCCGCCCTAATGTCAGATCCGCAATCGCATTTTATTTTGTTACAAATTACAGATTCCGGCCATTGATCGATGTTGAAATCTTTGACATTTCCGAGATCGATCATTCCACAATTACTCCAAGAAATATTGCCCTCGGGAGTGATCAGTAAATTTTCTCTTCCAGAAAAACAAGTCCAACCTAAAAATTTATTAGTGTCGAGTTTCATTAATTGATCCGGATCCAGTACCGACGTTGACCCATCATTGTATACTGCAACAGTATCTGTGTCTTTTAACCAACTATGAGAAGCTTCTAATTCACTGAATCGTTCTTTGGTAAATTGCCACATCGGCGGAGTGTCTAATAATTCTAACTGCTCAGGAGACCACTGGTATGTGTAATCTGCTCCTGCCCAATTATCGACCGGTTTGATCAATATAATTTTTATATTTTCTAAACTTTTTAATTCAGCGATCCACAAGTTAGCTAGATCCCAGTGTTTAGGGTCCATCATTACATATACAATTACAAAACTTTGATCTGTTAAAACTCGAATTTTTTCAATGTCAAATTTATGTTGACTCGGATGCATAGTCAAACACCATACATCGGCCAGACCGGCAACTTCTTTATAAAACCTAGCTGTTCTAACATTATTACTGTCTACTCTGGTTTTAATTCCCAGTGTTCGAAGCATGGTGAGTGCATCAACAAACTGGGGATGGGTAGTGACTTCTCCTCCAGTGATCCCAAGGTATATAGGTTGCTTAAATTGACCAAAAAACTTTTTGTAAAAATCCAAATCAATAGTTAGATGTTTTCCGGTTCTAAAGTGAGAGGGACAGTATTCGCAGGCATATACACAGTTAGTGGTCATTTGCCAGGTAATTTTTAACGTCTCTCGATTACCAGATTGAATTTTAATTATTTTTTTCATTTAATCTATCAATTTTACCTTGCCATTCTACATCAACATCTGTTAATATATTTTGTAGTTGCTCAACTAACCAGTCATAATTTTTAATGTAATGATATTTTTTATAACTTTCTTGATCGGGGGTATTTATTAATGCAGAATCGAAATAGCTTGCAGGATAGTTTTCTAAATCAATCACCGAGCCATAATGTGGATAATACTTAAAATAATTTTCTATCTCAGTTTTTACAAGTTCAATATCAGTATCATTGGCTGAAAATTCAAAAGGCAGTATTTCATCTCTCTTGTTATAACCAAAACGCTGTGCAATGATCAGGCTTAAAAAAGTATTTAATCTATCGGGTCGTTCGACCACAAAGACTTCATAGATGTTAGAATCTAAAGATTTTTTATACCATTCCTCTATGATCGATGATCGAGCAATATGCGGCCCGTGTATTTTTAACACAGTGTTTGGATCATCTATTTTATAAAATGCTTTTTTGATTTCTTGATCATTATCAAGATCTAAATTAAAATTGGCAAACACTTCGTCTTTGATAATAGCTCTGCGACATGCATAAAATAACGCAGTGGCTCGTGTTCTTGGCAGAGTGTACAACATTACAGGTTTCATATTTCTATATCCGGACCACTGATAGTCCATCCACGTGCTGTTAACGCATCTTTAAATTTTAAAAACATATCGTGATTGAAAAAATATTTGACAAATTGGTCTATACTGTTATCTGTTTCCCAGATAGTTGTAGACGATTTAGACATAGGATCCCAAACTTTTAAATGCAAAGGATAATTTTTTACCCTATAGTCAATATTAGATTGTCTCCACCACACGTCAAACTCAAAAACAAATTCTTCGCCGTATTTCAAACATAGAATCTCTTCGATTGCAGCATCAAATTCTTTGTAGTCATTGTATGTTACATTTGAATTAGAAATTTTAATCGAACATTGTTGCGTTTTCACTTCAACATTATCTATCTTAGCGACTCCATCAATTAGTGTCATTTGCCCGTAGCAACATATATTCCATTTAGTAATGTCATCTTCTACAGTAATTTCATCGAACACGGGTACATTTATTTTAAAACTTTTTACCAGATGTTCTTGACCGTTTTCAAACACACGCCAGACTAGATCTGAGCCATTGTGACCTGTGTTAAAACGTATGTGATACTTGTTCACTTTAATCCCAACTCTCGACGAATCTTTGTGGCACTGATGTCTGTGATGCTTTCATCAAATGTTTCTTCTGCATGTGTGTACCCAACACCCCTACCCCAACCAATGTGTACAATGTTGGGCACAACCTGTATCTCGTACTGTCCTTGATAGATGGGATCTAAGTCACGCTTGATAAATGCTTTGACTTTTTCTACTTCAAAAGGGTTTGATCCTTGCCATCCTTGTACATCACGTATCTGAATAATCACTTGTCCTGTGCGGGCAATCAAACGTTCAAATAAAGCACGATGTCCATCATGCCACGGTTGCCAACGACCTAACATCTGTACTGTTTCTTTCTTCCAATCAAATGTAGGACGGCGGCGATTTTCTATAATATGCTCGCCAATAAATTCTGCCCACTTTTCTGCGTTTTGTTCTGTGACTCGAAAGTCATATACTTCGGGTTCAACAAAGGCTTTATTAGTATCCGAATAACGGCTTTCACGAATAGTGTCTACCCAGATAGTCCAGTCGGCTTTGAAATTGTTACGCATTTCTACTAGGGGCGCAACAAAATCACAGATAACATAGTCTCCGCCTGCTTCTATACTGAACTGAAACATGCGTAGACTTTGACGGATACGACCGTCATTGCTGAAGTCCCAGTCATTGTACTTGCGACGGATGTCATCGGCATTAAACCAAGTGACCTTAGGTTTAAAACCAGTTATTGGTAACATCTCAGCGTGACTTAAATCTGCGGTGCCGTGCAGTTCTAAATATTTTTTAAGTTCTTGAGCCAGTGTTGTTTTACCTGCACCTGGCAATCCCATAATTAAAATTCGTTGTGTCATTGGTTGGTTCCTATAATCATATATCTTGTGTACAATGGCAGTTTGAGTTCTCCAGCCCATTGTACTTTTATCTGGCTCTGTTCTATGAAATGTTCTAGATCTTTTGCGATACGTACATGTTCTGGAATATCATAGTTGTTGCTCTGTAACACCAACAAGCTGTTGTGTGGCATTCCTGTTTTCCATAGATCAAATTGATCTTGTGTGATATGTTCGCAACTGGTATTGATCACAACATCAGCATCACTGCGAATCTCGCACATGTCTGCAGTCACCGCACGGAACTTGCCGGCTATCTCTTCACCCTTGTTCATCATTGTGGCAATAGGTTCACAGGTTGGGTCTATGTCAACACTGCGAATATTTTTAACACATATCTCACTTTGAAACAACATGCTGGCTAACACTCCAACCCAACCGCCGTGGATGTCTATACTGACAAACTTGTTTACATTCTTATGTAGGTTTGCGATCAACCATTCCTTGCTGTTAAGTTGACCGCTCCAGAAGGCGTCCATGGTCCGCATAGGATCAGGACTCTGGCGTATGGCTTGCATCCAATAATGTAGGTGTTCTGTATCTATTTGCATTTAGGTATCTTGCTATCGGCTGAACTAACGCAGCTAGGAGTGATACAGCGTTTGGGTTCTTTGAATAAATCAAAACTGTCTAACGTGCCCAACGGTGCATCGTGACAACTGTAACTTCGTTTGACTTCAGTGCCTCTTATTATAACACTTTGATATCCGCTATTGCAACTCCAATCTTGAAATTTATTGAAACCGAATGCATTAAATCGTTCTGCTTGATCGAATAGATACTCTTCTCCGGTTTGATCGTATAAGGCAATCTGATATACTTCTTCCCCTTGTGATGTTTGAGGAAATCCGGTTTGTAATAGATTGATCATTTCTTCAGTATAACCATCTACCACCCAACTTGCAGTGGAGTCGCTCTGAGGTTTGAGTGTGACATTGATTCCTCGAGCATGCAGTCGAGCCATGCGTTCATAAAGCTCATAGAATTTTTCCGGAACCATTACTTGGTTTACAGTAACATGTACAAGTTCGTACATCAATTGTAGGCATTTGTCACCGAATTCTTGCTCTTTGGCAAACTCATCATGGAAAGATGCTGTGATACTTCTACGTTGTAACAATGCTGTGTTAGCACACCAGGTGTTCCACCACTTGCTACCTGGCGACAAATTAGTAGTCATGTGTATGCTTTGGTATGTGCTTTCTGTTTCGTCTAGGTGTTTGACCAAATCAGTCAACTGTTTATAAGCAGTGGGTTCGCCGCCACTGAAGCTCCAATGGAATTCATTGAATCCATTTTGTCGAGCCTGCCGTTTGATTTCATCTATGGTGTTGGTGTATACTTCTAAAGGCTGATGATCTACCTTGTCCGATCTAGCATATGGCCAACAATAGGAACAGTTATAATTACAGAAGCGACCCAAAATCCAACTGGTTGAAAACAATGGACGCTGTAACATGGTGCGTTGACCAAATCTTATTATGTTGTCGAATGGTATCTTAGTGAAGTCTTGTGTCATAATCTGACAGTATTTAACTACAAAATGCTTGACCTTTTGCGTTTGCGGTTATATACTGTATAAGTGGTCGTGAGTGGAACTTGGCATACCTCCGGTCCGTTGTGAAACGCATTTGGGCAAGGGCAACGTCTTAGACATCGCTTTGTAGGTTCGAATCCTACCGACCACACCAATTACTATCATAAGTAGTAGAACATAACTTAAGGAAAACATTATGTCAAACACAGTAGAACAATTAAAAACAGCAATGGAAGAATTCTTAGCAGAGGATGCTAAATTCGCAGCAGGCAACAACGCAGCAGGCACTCGTGCTCGCAAAGCTCTTCAAGAAGTAGGCAAGGCAGTTAAGGCTCGCCGCAACGAAATCACAGAAGAAAAAAATGCCCGCAAAGAAGCAAAAGCAACCGCTTAACTACGACTCGGCCATCGTGACCATAGATGACAGCTATGGTGCGGTGCCTTACACCACCAACATAGGCGGCAGCATGGGCACTGATACCATCACACTCAATAACACTCTGTGGTCCGGCGGATCGGTAACATCTCCTTACACTTACACCACTAACGGATCTGGTGGCGGCTCGTACAATTGGAATAATACCAATGCTGTATGGACCACCACCGGCACTAGTGTACCATCGGTGTCTAACACCGTTCATATTGATGCAGACGGTTTGACTATGAAAGCAGGTGCTGATATTAAAATCGGCGGTAAGAGTTTAACTGAAGCCATAGAAAAGATTGAAGAACGCTTGGGCATACTTCATCCTAATGCAGCACTAGAGGATCGGTGGGACAAGTTAAAAGATTTGCGTAAGCAATATATAGAAATGGAAAAAGATCTTCTCGAAAAAGAGAAGCTGATGAAGATTTTAAAGGAAGCATAATGAATGTTCGATTACTCAGCTACAGTCAACCCACACAGGAATTTGCAGATCTTGGC